GTTTAGATGAATTAAACTATTTACGTGAAATTGTACGCAATACTGCAGAGTGGTATACAGAAAGATTAATAGATTATCTTAGACATAACACATCTTTGTTTCCTGAGTACAATACAAACACAAATGAAGATTTATCACCTACTAAACAAAACTATTATAGTGGTATGAATTTAGATACAGTACCTAAAAGAAGAGGTATTAGATTAGATGATTTTTTAACCCCTGATTTACAACCATAATGTATAGACCAAAACCATCAAATGTACGCAAACTTAAAACTTATTTAAAAAAATGCAAAAAATAGTTTTTACAATATTAGTATTATTTGCAACTAATAACTTATTTGCACAATTAGATTTGCTTAAATGGTCTACTATATACACATCTGTTAGTATAAACAATGCTTTATTTATGCAAGGTAACTGGCAAATGGTAGAGGGTGATTTAGTAAACCTAACAAGAGAAAACCCACACGATTTTACAATAGCAGTTGGTATAAGAAAACTAGCAAGGTTTAAATATCAAAGTAAACCTGGTAATTTTTATGATGGTACTGAAAAATATATATCAGACAATTCTATAATAGGTGCAGTTAATGGTTTAGAATACAAAGCACAAGTAGAATTAAAAAGACAACAAGGTAGGGAGTTTGAAAATAGGCACATATCTGTACGTTATATAGGTGATTTTTACACAATAAAAGCTGAACAAAGATTTAATGGTTTAGCAGATATAAAATACTCTAATTTAGATACAAGATTAAGGTTAAAAATAGGTAATAAAATAAACTTAACTGCAGGTGTAATGAATAGTTGGCGACCATTAGGATATGAGTACAATGCAATACAAAAATATATAGATGATGGTAATATGTGGTATCAACTAGCATATGATTATGGTTATACAGATGAGTATTATTTTGTAGATGGTGAGGGTAATGGCGTAGATGATTGGTATGATTGGTATGATTGGAACTGGTATAATGAAGATGGTATGCAAATAGCAGAAACAGATCACGAATTTTACAAATATCATTTTGGCAAAGTAGTAAGGGAGTATACTTTAGATGTACAAGATAGTTTAGGTATGGTACGTGAGATGAGTTTAGCATTTGGTAGTAGTTTCTACCATTATGGAAATAGGTTTTGGTTACACGCTTTTGCAGATATGTACCCAAAAAGGTGGTTACAAGATGATGTAGCAGAACAAACATTAAGATATATAGAACTAGAGCAAGATAGAATAGATTACACAATAGGTTTTGTTTTAGGTACAAAATTAGGTAACAAAAAAAGATTAGGTTTATTTATAGAGGGTGATTATAATGATATGTGGGGTAGAGAATGGTATAATTTAAAAGCAGGTATTAACTATTTATTTTTCTAAATATGAAAGCAATATGTAAAATAATAACATTTGTAACATTTGGTTTAGTGTGTTTTAATAAGTGTGATAAAAAGTGTAAATAATGGCTACAGAAATTAATAAAGAAACAAAATTAAAACTTAGTTTAGAAACTATAATAAGTTTAGGTTTTGCATTAGTAAGTATAACTGCAGTTTACTTTACTTTAAAAGGTGATATAGCAACTGCTATGGAGATGCCTAAACAAGATGTTACAAGAACTGAGTTTGATTTACGTATTGAGGCAATAGGCAACCAGGTAATGTACAATGGTGAACAACTCAAGGAAATTAAAGAAACCTTAGAAAAGGTAGATGAGCGACTATATGAAGTTAGTAAAAGATAATAAATACTCAGTTATATTTCTAATATATATACTATTCTTATTGTGCATAATTAAAGTATCTAATGCACAAGAAACAATAACTAATTTAAACAAAACTAAATCAGGCGTAGTAGTATTACAAATTAACGCAGATTTCAATAAAGCAAATACATTAGATTTAAGCAACTTAAATGATTGCGTAGTGTATTATATGGACATAGCTAACGCAAGTGCTTTAAACGTAAGCAAAGTGCCTACTGTGATTATATTTGATGGTGAAGAGCAAGTAAGGTTTGAGGCTAATATAATGATGAAATTAGAGGCAACACGTAAAGATGTTCAAAACTTTGTTGATAACATAATTTTAAACAAGTTTAACTAATGGCTAAGGGAATTAATTTTACATTTAGAGCAAAACCTAAGAAAAAACGTAAAAATATACATTCTAAGAATAAATCTAGGACTAAAGGTAGTAAACAATACCTAAAGCTATATAAAGGACAAGGTAAATAATGGAATTAATCGTATTAAGAATATCAAGTCAAGAAGATAGTACAAGTGGTTTATTATTTGAACAAACAGATATAGGTAAACAATTTATGTGTTATACTTTAGAAGATGAAAAAAGAGCATTAAAAGTGCCTGGTGAAACACGTGTACCTGCAGGTATATATGATATAGAGTTTAGAACTGAGGGTGGCTTTCATAATAGATATAGTAAAAAATACCCTACATTTCATAAAGGTATGTTGCAAGTAAAAGATGTACCAAATTTTGAGTATATACTTATACATCAAGGTAATACAGATGAGCATAGTTCAGGTTGTTTATTAGTTGCAGATAGTCAAGAAAACAACATCATAATAAAAGATGGTTTTATAGGAAAGTCGGCTAATGCTTACAAAAGAATATACCCAAAAATTGCTAAGGCATTAGAGAAAGGTGAACGTGTAACAATACAATATATAGATTATGCTTAATAACATATTTGGTAACATAATAGGTAAGGTAGTAGATAACGCAGAGGGTATACTAGATAAATGTATTACAACTGACAAAGAACGTGAAGAGGCAAAGATACAACTACGTAAAGTGCTATTAGATGCAGAAAAAGAGGCATTTAATAAAGAGGTAGAAGATAGAAAAGATGCAAGATCATTATATAAAGATGATGCAATAATACAAAAGATATTAGCAACATTATTTACTATAGCATACTTTGGTATAACATACGTAATGTTTAGCTATTTTGTTACAAGTACCTTAGATTTAGGTGAGTTTGAAATTAGTTTTATTTCTACAATTTTTGGTGCTATGTCAAGCAAAGTCAATACTATCATAGATTTTTTCTTTGGTGGCTCATCAAATAAAAATGGACAACAAAAACAATAGATTTAGGTTAAAACCACACGAAATTACAATACTAAAAGATATACGTAAGCCAAAAGTAAATCGGTTAGTCATTGGTGATATTCATTTACCATATACACATAAGCGTTACTTAGAACATTGTCAAAGAATAGCAGAACTCTATAATTGTACTGTTTTTAGTGCAACTGGTGATGTGATTGACTCACATTTCGGAAGTTTTCATTCAACAAGCACTCAAACACATGGTGCTAAGTATGAATTAGATATGGCTATAGAACAAATGAAAGATTGGAATAGGGCATTTAGCAAGGTAGATGTGACCATTGGCAATCATGATTTAATAGTTCACCGCAAGAGTGAAGAGGGTGGTATAGATAAAAGATG